GGCAACCAAAAAAGTAGATTCATCTTTAACAGGGCTTGCCAAAAAAGCAGGGCTAGTAGCAACTGCCTTTATTGGAACAGGAAAACTTATAGATGCTTTTAAAGGAGCAACTAGAGTTGGTGCTGAATTTGAACAAAATATAAAAAACCTATCTGTAATTGCAGGGGCAACTGGGGGCAAGCTTAGACAGCTTGAACAGTCAGCACTTAAATTAGGTGGCTCTACAAAATTTACAGCCTCAGAAGTTGCAGGACTTCAGATAGAATTTTCAAAACTTGGATTTACAGCAGATGAAATTTTAAAGGTAACATCAGGAACTTTAGATTTAGCAACTGCCTTTGGACAAGACTTGGCACAGACTGCAAGTGTAGCAGGTTCTACATTAAGAGCCTTTGGGCTTGATGCAGGTGAAACAACTAGAATGACAGATGTCATGGCTGTTAGTTTTTCAAGCACAGCCCTTGATATGGATAAATTTACCAATTCTATGTCATTTGTAGCTCCAGTTGCAAAAGTGGCAGGATTTTCTTTGGAAGAAACCACTGCCATCCTCGGAACTCTTGCTAATGCAGGGGTTAGTGGCTCTATGGCAGGAACGGCTCTTAGACAGGTGTTTTTGGAGCTTTCTAATGAAAATAGCAAATTAGCCAAGAGATTAGGGGGAACTGTAAGTAATTCAGCAGAATTAACAGAAGCCCTTAATAAATTAAAAGAAGAAGGAATTGGAACAGCAGAAATGAAAGACCTTGTAGGTCAAAGGGCTGTTTCAGCATTTAGCATTTTACTTGATGGAACACAAGATGTAGATGATTTGACTAGAGCTTTTAATGATGCAAATGGGGCAGGAAGTGCAATGGCAACAGAGATGCTTGACACACTACAGTCAAAATTTAAAATCATGCAGTCTGCTACAGAAGATTTAGGCATAGCCTTTTTTGAAACATTTGATGACACTCTAAAAAAAGCAACAGATGTAATGACTGAAGCTATTGGTGGATTGGCTGAGTTTTTTAAAGTTATAGATGAGTCACCTCTTGAAACTGCTATAAGACACATTGAAGAGTTGGGTGGCAACACACTTGATTTAAGAACAGAGCTTGCAGAATTAAATCTTGAGCAGGCAAAGATGGGGATTGAAACCTTGCCAACAATTATTGAGGCTCAGGAAAAGCAAAAACAAAACACTTCAGACCTAATACAGATTGAAAGAGAGTTAAGAAAAGCTGAAGAGGATTTAGCAAAAACTGAGGAAGAGGTGAACAAGCTAAGACTAAGTGGTTTAAGGACTGGCGAAATTAAAAGAGCCACAGAAGCTTCAAGCATTGACCAAGACAGGGAAGCCGTTGAAACACTAAAGCAAAAAAAGGATGCTTTGCTTAATGACAATGAAGCCCAAAAACAAGCCATAAAACAAAGAAGAGATTTAAAACAAGCTGAAATAGATTTAAAGGCAGTGCAGTCAGAGGCTGATGAGGCTAGCAAAGTTAGAGTGGAAGAAACTGACCCTAAAGACCTTGATAATAAAGCAAAGCTTCAGGAGCTAAAGACTGCAGAGGTAATGATTTTAGAAGAAAAGTTAAGGCTCATGGAAACTGAAGCTGAGGCTAGTGAAGTACAAAAGGAATTAATACAGTTTCAGTTAGACAATGCAGGTAGTTTAAACTTATCAGAGGCAAAAAGAATACAGCTTAAAATCCAACTAATGGCTCTTGATAAGGCAAGTGCAAAGGTTGCACAAAAAGCCTCTGAAGAAAAACTAAAAGCAGACAAAGCAGAGATAATGCAACTATCAGCAAACTCAGACAGCATGACTGAGATTTATGAAAAGAAAGTTAGAAGCATGGCAAGTTCTGCACTGGTTGCTTTGGTTGAAAAAGTAATGAGTGTAGTGCCTTTTCCTTTTACATTGCCAGTGGCAGGTGCAACATATTTAGCAGGTGGCAAACTAATAGACAGTGCAATCAGTGAGGCTAAATCAATGAAGCTTAGACAGGGTGGATTTATTGGTGGCTTTGGTGGTGGTGATAGAGTGCCTGCAATGTTAGAACAAGGTGAGTTTGTTATGAACAAAGAATCAGTGCAAAACATTGGAGTAAATAATTTAGCTGAATTAAATGCTGGTAGAAATGGTGGTGGCATGAATATAGTTTTTAATGCCCCTGTGACAAATGAAGATTTTGTCAAAGATTTTGTAGTTCCAACTATCCAAGAAAATATGGGAAGAAACCTTAGCTAATGGCATTAACACAACCCCACGCTGATTATACCTCAGCTTTATCTAGTGGAATGATTGAGGACTATTTAGTAATTCTAAATTATTATAATTCATCTTCAAGTGGCACAGTTGGTATTAGTTTAAGAACAGAGGAAACAATTAACAGTGTAGAATATACACCTTGCATAACCAAAGCTCCTGTAATTAGAGAAAAGATTGATTTAAAAAACTACACCTCAAGCTTTGGAAATGTAACACTTGATTGTGTGGATTTTCCTACAAGCGTTTCAACCTTTGACCTGTCAAATGATGCAGGTTTTTTTTCAGGTGAGTTTTATGAAAACAGTGGGAGCAGATATTATATAAATCAAAAGGTGGAAATTTATTCCATGCTAAATGATTCAAATAATATTTCTAAATGTTTAAAGATTTTTGAGGGTAGGCTTACAAAAACAGATGTTAATTGGGAAAGAAAAACTATAAGGCTTCAGATTAGTTCTTATAATCCTTTTGACCATATAGCCATTCCTATTACAAGAGAAACAGACAACAACACACCTGCACCAATAACCTATGGAAGCTACACACCAAATGCCTATGCAGGATATGCAACTAGCAAAAGCCTTTGGAGAGTGCCAATTATTGATAAAGCAAAGCAAGCATTTGTAAGGGCTTTGCTAAGAGACTCAACTGTTTCTGCTGATGCTTACCCACATTATTATGATGAGGCTTTAGAAGAGTTTGTGCCAATAGCTATAAACTCAGGTGGCACACTTGACACAGCCAGTGAGTCTTATAATGGTGTAGCCATATCTTATGCAGACTATAGACTTTACAGGTCATCAAAACAAAAGCCTGTAGGATTCTCAAGTGGCTCAGGAAGTGGTTGGACAAATACAGAAAACGCTTTTAATAACTCTAGTGCTGATGACACTACAAATTTTGCTACAACACAGCAAACAACTTTTAGTCTTTCAGGAACTAACACAGATGAAACCACTGGTGAAAACAGCATAGGAATTTATGACCTGCCTCAATATAGTGGAATACCAACAGCTTATACTATTGTGATTGCTTATAAATTACATGGCACTGTGGCTGATGCTGTTAGCTGGGGTGGTGATGCTTTAGTAAGATTAAATGCAAGGTTAGATGATACTGATTTTTCTGATGCAGACAGCAACTCAGTGTGGAACAAAACCACAAACCAACTTACTATTTCAGAAGCTGGCTCAGGAGATAGCACAGGTGTTAGTGGTTCAATCATAACACAAACACTTACTGCAAATGTTGCAACTCTTGATGGGTTTCCTAAACAGCTTGCACTTAGGACAGAAGCCTTAATTGAAGAACATTCAGGTAGTGGAACTTTTTTACACTATGCTTCAATTTATGACATTAGAATAACATGCCAACAGTCTATAGATTTTACTCAAGCAAATGAAAATCTGCAGTCAGGAATGAGAGAAGTGCTTGACATAGATTATTTATATTGTGGGGCTGATGGTTACACACAAAGTTATGCAACCAGTACACTTACAACAACCATAGTGGACATGCACAGAGACTTAATTTATAGGTTTGGTGGTATAACAGCAGTGCCTACAAATTGGGCTACACTGGATTCTGCAAGGTCAAACTATGTAGTGAACCACAGTACATTTCAAATTCAAAGCCTGCAAGACCTGATGAATAAATGTCAGTATGAAGGAAATTTTATTTTTAGAACTGACTGTCAAGGGGCTTATAAATACATAGACCCACACCCAACATCTAATGTAAAGACAAGCACAGCAGGTGGCACTCTTAATTTTGCAAAGGCTGAAATTAAAAACATAAAATTTAAAATTACACCTGCATCTGATGTGGTTACAAAAATGAAACTAAACTATAACCCACATCCTGCAACAAAAGAATTTCAAAACATATCAACAGAAACCAACACAACCCCTAGAACCAATTACAACTTTGGAAGTCAGACCAATGAAAATATCCAAGAAATAAACTTTGAAATTTTAAATGATGCAACTGGCATATCAAACTGGAAAGATAAAAGGTTTGCACATTATGGTGAACCAAGAATGGTTGCAAGTTTTGATGTTATCCACCCAAAATATTATTATATGGAAGTTGGTGACATTTTTCAGTTTTCAGATATTGGTTATGTTTATGGTAAAAATGTATCAGGTGATGATGTTGGTTTTATAATAGTTGAATTAAAAAGGACTGTAGGAATGATAAGCATTGTTGGATATTGGTTAGGAGATGAATAGAGTGTTTAAACAGACTGAAGCCAATAAAATTAAAGGAGATTTATAATGGCAGTGACCTCAGCAAAATTTGCTAGAGCTAGTGACGGGACTGGAGTTTCGGATTACACCCCTTCCACCAATCCCCAAGTTGGTGTTAGATATGGTAGAAATTACAATGGAATTATTTTAAATAGAGCTTATGACAACACTGCTTATACTGTTGAAAAATATGGTAGAAAAAGAAGCTGGACTTTAAACTATTCACATCTTAATTCAACTGATAAAGGAAAATTAGAAGTTCTTTTTGAATATACGGAAGGACAAAAAAATGATTTTCATTTTTCTGAAGATGGCTCAAATTATAGTTTTAATGTAAGATTTACAGATAAGACTTTTGAGTTTACAGAAGTTGCTTACAATGTTTTTTCAATCTCATTTAGTTTTGAGGAACTTTAAATTATTAGTTTTGGGGCATTTTATGGGGTTTGATTTTCAAACTAAACTAGGGGTAAATAGCCCCTTTTTTGCCCTTTTTTGCCTTCTCAGTAAAATCCCAAATTTGCCCCAAATACTTACTTTTATTATTTTTTTGATTGGTTTTATGTAAACTTACCTTGACACCTGTCAGGGCTTAATCACCCCCCTTAAAAGTAATTTGCCTATTATTTAAAATATTAAGGTGTTTTGCTGTTTTCACTTAAAAATTTTAAGTATTTAACACTTTGCAAGCTGTTACCTAACAGCTATAAATATTATAAAAATATTGATATTATAATAATAAAAATACAAGTCTGTAAAAAAAAGTTTGCATGTAATTGGTTTTGTTAATTAAGCTTTACAAGTTTAAAAACTAGAAATAGGGAGAAATAAAAAATGAAGCAATTTGAAAAATATGGAAAATTTAAATGGGAATTTGAAAAAGGTGAAGATTGTCAATATAATTGCTATTTCAGATTTAATGAAGAAATGATGGCAAAACTTTTGAAATGTAAAATAGAAAATTATAAAGCCTTTTTAGCCCTTGAATTGAGAATTGTTGATTATGATGAAGAATATACCCCAAGTGGTAACAGCACTGGAAAAATGATAAATCCAACCTATGAACTGCAGATGTGGGGTTATGATTATGGGGAATATTATAGGGCTAACAACTTAAACCATGTAAGAGGAGTTGTCAGAAAATATGTTGAAAAGCTTGTTAAGTTGATTGATGATAATAATTATAACTGGGGAACTTATGAAAAGCTTTGTAGAGAAATGGAGAAAGATGAAGAGGAAAGAAAAGCAAAAGAAAAAAAAGCATGGCAGAAGAAAGATTTAGAGAAGAGACTTAAATATACATTTGGGGCTTTGTTTGCAAAATAATGATAGCAATAGATATAACAAAAGGCAAAGAATTAATAAAGGAACAAATACAAATGAGAAAAATGAAACCCACTCAAAAGGGTATAAAAGACTTTTTGCTTATTAATGGCATTAAGCAGTGTTGGTTAGCAGAGCAAATGCTTGTTAGTGAATCAATGCTTTCACTTTTACTTGATAATAAAAGAACATGGCATGCTAAACATATTATTGGTTTGTCATCTGTTTTAGATATTCAAGAAAAACAATTAATGAAAATGATAAATGCTTAACAGGTCAGAAAAAGAAATGAGAGCATGGGGAGAACTGTTTAAACAGATTCAAGAAAGTGGAAAAGTAAAAAACAAGGAGAAATCAAATGGCAGAAAAAAAGAAAAGCCTATTTCAAAGACTAAGTGAAATTAATGTCTCAGGGTTTGCTGAGAAGAAAGGACAGTTTACATATTTGTCTTGGGCATGGGCAGTCACTGAATTAAAAAAGGTTGCACCTGAAGCATATTGGAAGATTCATGAATGGGGTCTTGAGGGAAATAAGCAACCCTATCAACAAACAGAAGCAGGTTGCTTTGTTAAGGTTACAGTAATTGCAGAGGATATTGAGATGACTCAGGTTCATCCAGTATTAGACCATAGAAACAATACTGTAAAAAAACCAAATGCTTTTGAAGTTAATACATCAATAATGAGATGTCTAACCAAAGCTATTAGCTTACATGGTTTAGGTTTGTATATTTATGCAGGGGAAGATTTGCCTGCTGGAGAAAGCCAACCTGTAAAAACAAAGACAGCAAAAAAAGGTGTTATAACTGGGTATAACCCTAACATGAAAAATGGTGGCAAGCCTGCTTCAGAAAGTCAGATAAACTATATTAAAAGACTACAGGGTGATTTTGAAAAAGACTTTGGAAATAAGCACGCAACAGTTGCCATAAAGAATGTTTTAAAGTCTTTAAAGCTAGATAATGTTAAATTAGATAACATTACCATGCAACAAGGCTCAGATATTATTGAGGGATTAATACAAAATCATGCACAGGAGATGAGGGCTTAAATTGACCATTAGGTATAAGCAAAGAGGATGGCAGTGGATAAAGGGGTGTTATGTTTTTATAGATTCTATAACACCCCAAACCTATGTTTGATGTATGTGCATTAATAAACAAGATATGTCCACACTGTACTCATTCAAACATAAACTTAAGGACAGGAAAAAAGGACAGCGTAACAAGAGAATATTGTGGCATGATAAGTGGTGGAGACACCACCACAGCACAGCTTAAAGAGTGTTGGCTTAAAATGAACAACTACCAAAGAACCAAGCACAGAAAAACAACCTTATGAACAAAGATTCGGCTAGACACTTCCTGAACAAAGACCCTATTAATCCTGACTATTATAAAAAAGGAATAGAAGTCACCAAGTTTATTTTATCTTGGGGGTTAGGATTTTGTGAGGGCAATATTTTAAAATATGTTATAAGATATAAGTTTAAAAATGGTTTAGAGGATTTGCAAAAAGCCAAGAAATATTTGGAACTATTAATTGAGAAAGAGACAAATGAAACCAAAAACTAATGACTCATATTTTTATGATTGGAGAAATAACAAGAAAAAGGGTTTTCCATATAAAGGCTTAAATGACCCTAGATACATTAAAGAAAGAGATGAATTTTTAAAAGCAAATGGCAACGGCTGGTGGTGGTATCAAGGATTAATGTCAGATGAAATGTATAAAAGAAAATTTGGGATGTATGATGGTGAGCCAACAACGGCTGACAAGTACAATGAAAAATGGCTAGAGGATAAAGAATAGTGGAAGCTTTAAAACACTTATTAGGTTTTTGTGGTGAACCACATGGGTTGGCATATACAATACTTTCTTTGGGTGGTTTGTCAGCCATGTATAGATATTTAAAACTTAAAACAACAAGCAAAGGATAAGAGAAACAAATGGCAAAGAGATACATAGACACCAAGCTATGGGATAAAACTTGGTTTAGGAAATTAGAGGTTTGGCAAAAATCAGTGTGGCTGTATTTAATAACAAGATGTGACCATGCAGGCATTATTGATTTTGATTCAGATTCTTTTAATTTTCATTTGAAAACAAAATATGGCAGTGAAGCATACTTAAAACTGTTTAAACAGTTTGAGGATAAGGTGGTGCTTTATGAAGAGAATACAAAAATATGGGTTAAGACATTTGTAGAATATCAATATGGTGGATTAGATAATTTGAATCCAAATGTAAGACCACAGAAAGCTGTGATAGATAGACTGATTGGGCAGGGGTTATTAGATAAAGACACTATGGTTTTTACAGTGGTTGAAAGTTTTACTTTAAATGATGTCTCTAAAGCTGAGAAAATACTTAAAGACTATAAGCCTGAATTAAAAAAAAGATTTGACAGTAGTGTAGATGTTGATAATGAAATAGAAAAAATGATTGACTATATAAAACAATCAGGAAAGAAATATAAGGACTATGAGGCTTTTGCAAGAAATTGGTGTAGAAATAATTTTGGAACTAAGACGGCTAAATCAAAAGGCTCAACCAAGCTGGATGACTTTAAGAAAGAGACTGGTGGGTTTAATATCGGATATTGCTATGAATGTGGAGGACATCAGTTTTATGATAATAGAGAAGTTTGGGGAGAAAGCAGATGCTGTAAAAAAAGAATACTCCCAAAGAGAAGAGAGGTTCATGAAAAAGAAGTACAGAAAAGAATTAAAAGCAGGAGACTATAGAATGACTGAAGATGTATTAGTAAAAATAAATGCTGATGAGCTTGAGCTAATTAAATATTGGGGGCAACAGTTTGTCTTAATGGCTAAACAAAAATATGTTAGAGCAGAAACTGTTAAGGTTCAAAAATCTCAACAGCTTTTAGATGGCTTAGATAAAAAACCAACCCTAAGCATGGAGATGTTTGCCAAGCAAATAAAAGAAAAAGAAGAGATTGATAGGCAGATAGAACACAAAGATAATTCTTATGGACAAATTGGTGAAGCCTATGGTGGCGACTAATGGCAAAGGGGATAAACCAAGACCAGTTAATAAAGAGATATATGACAAGAATTATGAAAAAATATTTAATAGGACTAAAAAGGTAGTAGATGTTAATAAACAAAAAAGCAATACAAAGCAGAAAAAGTAAATTAAAGCACAAGAGAACAATAAGAAAACCATTTCCAAACAGATGGGATAATGCAAAGGTTTTAAGTAGGTGCTGTGATGCTGTTGAAAAGATTGGTGTCAATACTATGATTTGTGGTTCTTGCAAACAACCAGCAACTTTTAGGAAGGTAATATGAGGATAAAACATTCACAAGAAGATAAGTTATTTAGCTTATTAGTTAGGCACATGGCTCAAGGAATTTGTGAGCATTGCCATAAACATAAAGGAGTTAAGAAGCTACAGGCTTCACATTATTTTGGCAGAAGAAATAAAGCATTGAGATGGGATTTAAAATATGGAAATGTCTCTGCTTTGTGTTTTACTTGCCACATGGTAACAATGACAGAAAACCCACACTATCACACCAAATGGATGAAAGAAAAGCTGGGTGCTGTTAGGTATAGAAAATTAGTTAATGCAAGCACCACTATTAAGAAGTGGACTAAGGATGAATTAAAAGAGCTTAGGGCAGAACTTAAAGAGAGATTAAAGTGGTGGCAAGATGGTTAATATAAACCCCATCTATCCACCAATTTGCAGTTTTGATAGATGTAACAGCCTAGCAGAGTTTGAGCTTACTGATGTCATTTTAGCTGACAAAGATAAACGCTTTGAGGAAAGAGATTTAAAAACTGTGACTGTGGCTTTTGCATGTGAAAAACATTTAGAAGAAATAAGGATTAAATATGCCTAATAAAAAAGCCAAGATGAATAAGATGAAAAGAAGAAAACTTAATGCTAAATGGGCAAGAGAAGGCAGGACTGCAAAGCAACATAAAAAATGGTTAAAAAAACAAAATGCCAAATAAGTTTGTAGAAAGATTCAATGCCTCACATGATGCAGTAGAACACACTGTAAAATGGTTAAAGAGCTTGGGGGTAAAAAACATTAGAGTGCCTAAATCTAAATTAGCACCAAGCCACAGTGAGTGGAAAAAATACACAGATGATGGTGATTTATTTGTGGGGTCTAAAAGACTTGAGGTTAAAGGGTTAAACAAAAAGAAATATTGGTTTACTGCTTGGCATGAATATCCTTACAACAACTGGACAATTTGTGCTAAACACAGTTATGATAGAGCAAACCCAAAGCCTTATGCTTATTTAATTTGGAACAATAAAAGAACCCATGTTGCTATTATTAAAACAGACACTTTTAAATGGTGGAAGGTTATAAGGTTCTATGACCCTGACTATCCCTCATGGCAAGATTATTATGCCATTGACCCCACACAGGTTGAGGTAAAACATTTTGGTGAAGCTTTTGCGTTTTAAATTTGTAGATGAGAAAGAGGGATTGATTAGGGAAACTGCCCTAAGAGATATTAAATTAGTTACAGGATATAAGTTCCTAAAAAAATATGCAGACCATATTAGCTATAAGAAAAGAATTAAGATTCTAGCAGATGAATTTCATTTAAGTGAGCAGGGAGTAAAAAATATAATCCAAAAACTTACCCACATGTAAGGGCTAGGCTGACATTTGTTGGCTTGGTTGGCAAACAATGACCCTGAGTAACTTGGTATGTGGCTCAGGGTTTTTTGTTTAAACAGATAGGTAAGTAAATATTCCTTGACATGAACTGTTTAAACAGTTTACATTAGAGCCATGTTATTAAATGAAAATAAAGAAAGAGAGTTAATTATGAATAAATTATTTCAAAACGGAAAAGGCATGCTAAGGTGGGGATTTGAATATTGGTTAGGTGGTGAGTTTGAGAAAAAGGGCTATTGGTATGCAGAGCATAATCTTTCATATTCAGTATATGAAATGAATAAAATGAAGTTTGAAGTTACAAATGAAGGTCATGGGTGTTATAAATGGCAAGTAAAAGGAATTAATAATCCATATTCAGGGCAAGCATCAACAAAGTCAGGTGTCTTGGATATAATTAAACAAGTTTCTAAATATTAAAGAAAGAGAGTGATAAGGATGACAAAAACAAGAGAATCATGGATTAGGAAAGTGGCACTTATTATTAATAAGGAAATTCTTAAACCATCATTGATAAAAGCAATGCCACTAAAAAAAGTTAATGGTGAGGCAATGGTAGGAATGGAAATTAAAAAGATTGCCATTAATAAAATTCAGTTTGCCTGTGCTTACATGCCAAACATGAGAGTCAGTCAATCTGTTAGAGACAATCAACTATATGGCAAAGCTAGAGCTATTGGTCAATGCCATTATGGTTATGAATCAGATGCTGAGGGATTAGATAAAGAGAACTTCTTAACTAATATTTTTATCAGCCCTACATTGAGTGACCCAGTACAAGTTGCTGAGGTTATCTTACATGAGCTTATCCACACAATGACCAAAGGACATAATCACAAAGGTGCTTTCAGATGGATTGCTGAATATGTTGCAGGGTTAGCTTTTACTCCAAAAGGTAAAGGTCACACCTATGCACTTCCTGAGCTTAAAACAAAACTTGAAAAGATTACTAAAAGAGTTGGTAAATATCCACATAAGAAATGGATGCCAAACAAATCTTACAAGAAGCAAACCACTAGGATGTTCAAATTAGTTTCTTTGGGTGTTATGATACAGCCTGAGGATGGAAAAGGTAATAATGGATATGCACCTAAGCCTTACATAGTTAGAGCCTCTAGGACTGTTTTAGGAGCAGGCTTTCCATTAGACCCTGATGGTAAAAAGATGTACTTAGAGGTCAATCAAGAACAGGTAGAAGAAATCATAGGCAGAGACATTCCTAGTTCATGGAAAAATGGCTTTAAGGACTTAACAATAAATCTTCCAAGTGGTGGCAGAGGTATGAGTGAAAAAGATTACATAGATGGCAGAAAGGGGCTGATTTAATATGAATGAAAGAATCAAAGAAGCACTATGCTTATTGTTTATGTTTGGAGTCTTTACATTCATAGTGTTGTTCTTTAATTTGTAGGTGTCAAGGTGACACACACTCGTGTCTACAAACAGCAATTAAGCCCCTATTAAAACAGGGGCTTTTTGTTATTTAAAATTAATTGTAAAAAAAGCTTGACAAGTATATTTAATGTTGTTTATGTTTACAACAGTTATTTGATAAAGATTTAAAGAATTGGGGTGCTGATTGCAATCAGTCCTGTAAGAAGGTTAAAGTATACATACAGAGGTTAAGTCAAACTGCAGAACGGCTTATCAGCTTGTGTCCCCAATAAAGTTTCAGGGGGAATGATATTTGAAAATTGATGTGCTTAGAACTATAAATCTTGGGAGACCAAAAAGGGACAAGTAAAATACTGAAGATAGCAGTACGCACAGCAAACTTCTGTGCTAGCTCCAAAAATCTAATGAGTAAGCCTGTTACCAATGAATTTACTTGTGACCAAGAAGTTGTTTTGCTTGGATGATAGGCTAAAGCTGTGCATGGCTTGAATCTATAATTAGACTACCCTTGCTTTAAGAAACAACTGGGATGCCTTATAGGTCTAAGTATATCAATAAAATTTTAATTGCACAGGTCTTAATTCTTATGTAGGATATAGGGATTTCTCTATTATCCTCATACCCAACCCCCATAGTTATCTCTCTTGCTGTGGGGGTTTTTCTTTATTTTAATTAATTGTAAATAATACTTGACACATACTGTTTAAACAGTTTATATTCATAGCATGAATTACAAAACAGAAACAAAAAGAGAGGGAAAAGACATGAAAATGTTTATTTCAAGAAGTGAAGCAAGAATGGAAAAGGTTGTTAGAAACATAGAGCTATGGTTAATTAAAAATGACATGTGTGATAATGTTAGAATCTATTTTAATAATGAGGCTTGGGATTATGACAACAAAGGAAAAAAGTCATTTATCAAAGACATTAAAGGCACAGATTATTTTGAATATGCTAACAATGAGACTATAAGCATGAGCTTTGAGGGAAGTCTTTATGAGGCATTAAACATGACCTATGGTTCAGCCATGTATGATTCTTTTAATAAGATTGATTTTGATGGCATGTATTATGAACTTGGTCACAGTTGGAACTTATCCTTTGTTGATTAAAGCTTAACTAAAAAGAAAGACACTAAGCCCCCTTTTTACAGGGGGTTTTTTGTTTCTATTATTATCTGTAAATAATACTTGACAAGTATTAGGCAGGGTCATTATATTTATACCATGTTATTAAATGATAATCTAAAGAAAGAGAGAACTGAGATGAAAAAAATAAGAAAAGATGCAAAGAAACTAGGACTAGATTTTGCTTATGGATACAATGGAGTAGTCAATAGCCCTCGTGTAAATATGGATTCAATTCCTGTGGATGAAGATGGTTATAAGGCATTAGCCATAGACTTAGGTAATGGAACTTCAATTAAGATTGGTCAAACGGGTGGGCGTGTCTATGTAAATGTTGATGAGCATAGATTAACAAACATGGAGTCTTTAAGTATAATGAAGCATAAAAGAAGAACTTACTCTGCTGACAGACACACAGGAGAATTTGAGACTACAACCTTATCAGCAACAGGAAGGAAAGTTGATGTTAATTTTACAACATACCATAGCAAAAACAGAAGCCTTGAGCCTTTAGAAAAATAAAACTAACCCCCTAAAGAAAGAGATAGAAGAGCCTCACAGAAATGTGGGGCTTTTTTATTATTATAATATTTATATTTATATTTATATAATATTTATAACACTTTGCAAACTGTTAGCTAACTGTTTAAACAGTACCAAAACAAAGTTACCACAATCATACTTGCATGTATGCTTAATATTAGACATGGCTTATGGTAGCCTGACACTGCTGAAAAGTTATTTAAGGCAATAGAAAAGGGCAGATAAACAAAAACCATAAAGACTGAGGTTGCAACCAAAGTTCTTATAATAAGCAAAGGAAAATACTATGCCTTATGGCTCTTATCCCAAGAAGAAGAAGAAAGTAGGCAAAAAACGCCCAAAAAGGGGTCTTAAAGGCTCTAAAAGAAAAAAGGCTAGGTCTTATTAGCACCAAAGAAGAAAATCCTGTAGTACAGGAAAATAACAGGAATGAAGATGGAACTTTTAAAAAGGGTACATCAGGCAATCCAAATGGCAGACCAAAGAAAGGTTTTGCCATTTCTGATATATTAGATGAGCTTGGTGATAAGGTTGTATCAGATAGCAAGACATTAAAAGAATTAATTTTAGAAAAGGTTTATGACATGGCTCTAAGTGGAGACTTAAACAGTATAAAGTTTATAGCAGATAGGACTGAAGGAACTGCATTACATAAGATGTCAGTCACATCTAATGAGCCAATTCAAGTAATGAAGATAAAAGAAGCAGATGAGACAACTGTTTAAACAGCCTATAAATGGAAATAATATTAGACAAAACTAGATGGGATATTTTAAACCATCAAGCCAAAGTAAAAATCCTGATAACTGGGAGAAGATGGGGCAAGTCTGTTTTGTCAGCAGTATTTCTACTGCACCAACCTTTTCAACAGGGGGAGAGAAGATTATACATAGCCCCTTATTACAGGCAGGCAAAGCTCATTATGTTTCCCCTAATGAAAGAATTAATGCTACAATTTGGAGACGTAAAAATCAATGAGACTGAGCTATCATTTAGGTTTGATAATGGAGCAGAGTTATCTCTTAAAGGGGCAGATAATCCTGACAGCCTTAGGGGTATTAGCTTGGGTAAGAATGGAAGCAATGGGGTTGTCTTAGATGAAATGGCTTACATTAAAGAAGGATTCTTTGAGGAAGTGATTACACCAATGCTATTAGACCACAATGCTAAGGCATTGCTAACATCTACACCAAATGGATTTAATCACCTGTATTCTAAATTCCTTTTAGGATTAGGTAAGAATCCAATGTATAAATCATGGCAGTTTACTACCTTAGAGCATGGGATGATTTCTAAAGAAGCTGTGCTTGAAGCTAAAAAGACAATGACTGCTGACCAGTATAAGCAAGAGATGTTAGGTACGTTCTTAACAGCAGGTAATAAGGCTGTATGGAACTTTGATAGGAATGTGCATCTACAACCTATAAAAGATATGCCACCCCAAATGTTCTTTGGATTAGACTTTAATGTAGCAACAATGGCATGTATTGTAATGGGCAGATATAGTGATGGAACTGTAGTTGCTGTGGATGAATTAGTCTTACATAATTCTAACACTGATGAAATGGCTAGGTTAATGAAAAAGAAGTACCCTTATGTAAAGGACTGCTATCCTGACCCTGCTGGCAAATCACGCTCAACTGTGGCTGTCAATAATAGGTCAGACCATTCCATTTTAAGAGAACATGGCTTTAATGTTTATGCTAAGAGTAAAGCACCACATACCAAAGATAGATTATATAGTTTGAATAGATTACTGAAAGACAGTGAGGGCAAAATAAGGATGACTGTAGCACCTAAGTGTGTTAATCTCATTAAGGATTATGAATTATGTCAAAGAGACAATAATGGTAATCTGTCAAAGAAAGATGAGAACCTAACACATTTTCTTGATGCTTCCAGTTACTACATTGATTTAAAAGAACCTGCATATAGACGGACTGCAACCACACTGGAGTTTTAAGATGATTATCCCTGACCTTTCACTGGCAACCATTCAAGATACAATCAAGAGAGAACTTGATAGGATAGAAACAGCAAGATGGCAAGAGATTGAGATGTTTCTTGATTACTATGAGAATGTAGAGACTGATAAATACATTAGGTCTTATTTTGATTCTGAAACGCTTAGAAGTGTTCCTATGTTTACACAATCCATTGTAAGAAGATTCACCAAAGCATCTTCAAATGTATATGGCAAAAGCTTAGACATTGAAAGGATAACAGATGACAGATATAAAGAAGTCACCAAAGGGTTAAATAGAAAGTGCAGACAGCTTGAGGAGTTAAATTTTTTATTAGGCAATATGTGCATGAGGTCAAGATGGGATGAGAGCAAAGAGCAGATGCAATATGACCTAGTGCCTTTCTATCATGTGTACTTTGTTGATGGGATGCAAGATGAGCCAAAGGCAATTCTATATCCAATCCAAAGAAGTGGATTTGGTAAGCTAGAGAAAGAGCTTTATGCCTTTTGGTCAGTTGGTATGGATGGAGAGCAAGGCTATCATTTCTTAATTGATTCTAATGGGCAAATGTATAGTGTGAATGAGGAGAATTTAAATCCATATAAGAACAGCAAAGGTGAGAGTGTTTTACCTTTTACATTTACTAGGAGACAGCCAAGAGTTAGAGATTATTTTGGTGGTAATGCTAGTGATATAATTCAAGCCTCATTGCAGTTAGACTTAGCCATGACTGAGTTGGCTTTAGCTATTAGAATGGGAGCAACTGGTGGAGTGAAATGGATAAGTGGATTAGACATTAATCCTAGTGAGCCAATACAGGTTGGAGTGGACAAGGTCTTATGTTTGCCTAGTGACACATCATTCAACATGACAGCACCATCAGGTGGGCTTAAAGAGATTATAGACACCACAAAGTTTTTTATTGAATCAGTAGCATCAAACAATCATTTAAATATTAGCTTTGCTGATGTAGGCAATTCAGCTATCAGTGGTGAAGCATTAAAGATTTTAAACATAGAGAGCATTGAGCAAAGAGAAGCCAGTGTGGAAGATACATGGAGAACATTTGAGGAAGAAAGATTTGCAGTGGACAGAGTGGTGTTGGAACAAGATGCAGGGATTAAGATTGCAGAAGATTACTATGTGGACTTTCCTGAAATGGACTTTCCTATTTCTGAGTTGGATGAGCTTCAGGTAATAGAGAAAAAGAAGAGCATGGGGATTCTAACACAAAAAGAAATTTTATTACACTACAATCCTGATATGGATGAAGCTGAATTATCAGCCAAGCTAGGTGAGATAGCAGAAGAGAAAAGCCAAGAGACTCAAGCAACACAGCCTGAGCCACAAGGTAGCTTGGTTGAAAGATTGATTAATGCTTAATGGCAATAACAAAAGACATATTTGATGAGTTCTTTGATGACTTGGATGCAATCAGCAAAACACTTTTTAGCAATGTTAAAAAGATGGGAAAAGCTATTGAGGGATTTAGTGACACACAAATCCTTAGAGTGGCTAGAGAGCTTGACTTTTTT